AGTTTGGAAGCCTATCTTGATGGATATACGATTTGGTCCCAGAGAGTAATTTCTTTGGTAGATCCGGAAAATCCAATTGCTGAGAGAGTGAAGAAGGAAAAAGCATTGATATATGAAATAAATAATTTGTATAAACGAGGACTTCATTATTCTCGCAATATTTCCACTTTACGCATTCAACCTGATCAATCCGACCATTTCCAAAAGTGTTTCGCCCTGTGTACGGCCTTCTTGAAGGAAGCTGACCATAGCGGCGTGCTTGGCAATCGACCTCGAACGAAACCATTAATGATCCACTTGTTTGGTGAATCTGGAGTAGGCAAATCTGGTGTAACATGGCCCCTTGCTACTGATTTGAATGCAACTTTGTGTGACAATCTAAAACAAGCAAAGGACTGTGCTTCTGAGATTTACTTTAGGAACGCTGAACAAGAATTCTGGGATGGATACGCTGGGCAAAACGTTTGTGTGTGGGATGACTTTGGTCAACTCGCAGACTCCAGTGCAAATCCCAACCCGGAATATTTTGAGATTATTCGAGCTGGAAATTGTGCACCATATCCCTTACATATGGCTTCACTTGAGGAGAAAAAGAAGACGAAGTTCATTTCACAGTATGTTATTCTAACGAGCAACGTGCTTGATCAAAAAGTGAACTCGCTAACTTTCCCTTCAGCGTTTCGTAGGCGTATCGACTTTTGTTTGAAGGTAGTCAACAAGAAAGGTTACACCAAAACAGGAGTTGACGCTGAGACTGGTGCTGTTGTAGAGCGACTTGATGTGTCCAAATGCGCAGATGGAATTGACACAGATTGTTATGAATTCATCCGTTACAATCCTGAGACCAAACAAGCGTACTGTGGTAAGGATGGCAATGCTGTTGTATATACTTATGATGAACTCATTGACGAACTTGTTTCAGCTGCAGGAGCTAGTTTTGATATATCGATGACATTTAATGAGAATCTTTCGGATCGTATTGATCAAAATAGATTTGATAAAATAAAATCTCGATTTACCAAGGCGTTGCTAGTCAAAGCAGAGAGACAGATCCAAGTCAATTATAGTGTAGGTGATGACGATGTATTTTACAGCTTACCATTCGACCAAGAGATTGTTGAAGTGGACGTTCGAACCATTCCAAGTGTTAAAACGATGTTGAAAACCTTCCGTGAGAAAGCATCCAAATTCCTGACGATTAAAAATGTACTGGTTTCTATTGGAGTTTTGATAGCTGGCTTTGGTGTGTACAAACTTTTCAAGAATGATGAGGATGATACAACCAAAATGGTCAAAGAAGCTAGCGTTTCAGGCGATTCTAGGACTCGGAATAATAAGAAAATTCGAACGGAAGCTGGAGTGTCAGGAGATTCCAAAACTCGAAATGCCAAACGGATTGTCACTGAAGCTAGTGTGTCTGGAGATGCAAAGACTCGAAAACACAAAACAATTGTTACTGAGGCTTCTGTTTCTGGAGATTCTAAGACCAATAAGAAGCGACTAATTCAATCTGAGATATGGGCACCAAGTCCAGGCAAGAAATTAGTTATGTTTCTTAGGCAAAAGGCTAAAACGGAAGATGGCTGGGTATCCTACCAAACTATTCGTGAGAAATTAGG